GTTCTCAATTTGTAATTTTTTGCACCAATAATGTCATCTTCCACGTTGATCTGTGTTCCAGACTCAACTGTCTGTATGTGCAGTATACCATACATGTTATCATGGTTGCCACACTGATAATACAAAGTGTCAGGTGCATCATTGGGTACAACAAATGTTACTGTGCCTTTCTCAGCACCCGCGTTGGTCACGCCCGATGAGTAAAATAAATTTGTTGAACCGTCCTTGTAGGGTTCGGTCATGATGTAGAATGGATGACCCTCCGCATCTACTGTGAACTTATACGTGTTGCCTCTGTACAAAATAAGTTCTGGATTTCTTTTGTCCTCTAGGTGTGAGAACTCCCAGGCCCTGCCCGAACTTCCGTCATCTACTAGTTTTGATACCTTGTACTCGACTTCTGCACCTGTGCCCACAGAATCTATCTCTATCGCATCTGGACCATTAGAAAGCCAGTAGTACTCTCTGTAGTTCACCAACTTGTCTAGGTCTATTGCAGGGTTCCAACTGTACACAGTTTCCTTGTTTAATCTATCATGGTTGTTGACCTTACCACCGAGATACTTGATCTGGTTGATGTAGTCATCATACGTACCTGTGAACTTGACTTGGTCTTCTGGGTTGACTGAAGTTGTGTCCTTGTCTGTGTAAGTCACTGCTGGTTCTAGTTGGTACGCGAACCTGTCTCTGCTTGTTGCTGTAAGGTATCTGTCAGTGACTGTTCTTGTGTATGCGTCCTGCCTGCCTACAAAACCATCCAGTCTTTCTAGTGCACCTTTTTGCACCAGTGGATCCATTGTACTGGCAAGGAATCTCTGGTTGGCGTCAGTCCTGTAAAAAGCGGGAAGGTGTTGCACAGTACGTCTGTACTCGTTCGTGCCCTGCTTTACAACTTCGTTGTTGGTTAATGCGTTTGTAGGATTATCTGCCATTAGTATCCTGATCCACTACTGCCGGTGCTTGAACCGGAACCTGATGTAGTAGAGCCTGATACCGCTGAACCTGTTGTGGTGTTAGTCGTGGCAGTTGATGTTGATGTGACCACAGTGCCTGATGCTTCCAATTGGTTGGCTCCAAGTGCTGTGATTATAGACACATCATCAACGGTGGCCCCACTGATGAAAATCTCGTCCGCCGCTGAGTTTATCTGGAACAGAGACCCAAAAGTCTGTCCTGACTCGTTTGGCACAATCACAACTGTAAGTAGGTCTGGTGCTAGTTCATTGTGAATGTAAGCGGCTAATTCTGTAAAATAAAAAGTATCTCCAAAGTCCCAATTGTCTAAAGCAAAAAATTCATTTATTGCCGAAATAACTCTCGTCTTAATGACGGCATCTGAAATGTTTGTTTTAGGATTTTTGACAACCTTGAAAGTTGCTTGTAGTTGCTCATCTGCATTCGTGCCAAACAACACTTTATATTTCACTGGATGGTATATGATCTGATCTGAAAGTGATTTTAAAGGATTCAACGTGCCTGAATAGTTTATCCGCAGTTGATCCGATGTAGACACTGTAGGTTTAACACCACTTTCTTGTAACCATATTCTAAATAAATTGTCATACGTTCTCTCCAATAGGTACACATCCACTATGTTTGAAACACTTGGATCAATCCTTGTTTCTTGTCCAGCATGATGTTTGTATTGGAAATCGATAGAACTTCTACCTCGTCTTGCATAGTAGTCAGTTGTGGTTGTCAACGTGTTTGTAGTAGAATTGTATTTTTTCACAACGTCCTCAGCACTGTCATAGAAGTAAAATAATTGATTGTTGTCATAACTTGTTGTGTTTAGATTTATGTCTGTCTCTTTCTCTGAAACTACAAAGTTTGTTGCCGCATACGGTCTGTATCTTTCTATGTTGTCATATGAAAGATACTTTTCAAAGAATACAAATTTAGTTGATACAGATGTGTCTGGTTCAACAAATATATCAAACAGTTCAGGATTATCCACCACACCGTCGTCATCGTTATCCAAGAATCCAACTTTAATTTTTCTGTTGTCCTGGAAGCCGTCTGCTTCAGTGACCGTGTCAGTAACTTCCCAAGTAATAGGATAACCTATACTGTTCCCTGTAGACACTATGCTGTTTGTCTTCAATATCTTGACTGTGTCTTTAACTGCCTTTCCAGTCTTGTAGTCATAAATTTTTTCTTCTGCATCGTAATGAAATTTATTTTGTGCTTCTGACTCAAAAATGTATTCCATTTTTCTGTAAGTGACAGTGTACGTGTTGCCGTCATTTGAAAACTTGAACCACCAACTAGCATCTAAATTAGCACCTGTTGTATCACCTTGGTTGGTAAGACTGAACACGGAACTTGTACTGAGGTTAGAACTTGTGATAACTCTCCATTCTTCCGACTCAATGTCATATCTTAATCCAAAGTCCTCATAATTTTCAACCCTGTCTAGGATGTTTCCTTCTAGTGTTGTTGAGAATGACGTCGTAAAATTAGGTATAACAGACTCTAGTTTTGCACCATTTGGAACTATGTCACTCAAAGTTATTGGACCAAGTCCAGAGGAAAGATTTCCTACTCCGCCGTTTGAACCATCGCCAACAACAGCAGAAATCTTTGCCCATTTCCTATCTTCGGCATTTTCTGTGCCTGCTGTCACAAACTTACCATTTAAAAATTCCCTTGTGTCTGGAGAAGTAAACTTGACAATGGCACCTGCTTTTGCGTATTTCAAATTAGATGTAGCAGAGTCACCTGTTGCAAGAGCTCCGCCAGATGTAAAAAATCCTGTGTTGGTGTTTGTAGTTGTGGTTGTTGAATTCCACGTGGCAGTAAGTGATGTCAGACTTTGTGTGTCATACTTGTCATAGTAAAACTGTCTTGAATAAGCGTTCTTCAACTTATCTTCAACTTTTGTGTCTAGCGTTGACTGTATATCACTCCTGTTATTGAAAGTGAAAGTGAAAGTGGGTTTGGTTTCCTCTTTGTAAAGTATTCCGTCTTCGGCAAATACACTGACGTTAGAATATGCTCCTGTAGGATCTACAACTTCTTTAGCCCTGCTGATACCTGATGCTGTTCTGTTCACAGATCGTACTTTAACAATCTCCTGTGACGCAGATAACGGAACCACCTGATAATCCTCTGCTGTGATCATCCTATTTTGTGAATAGTAAACCTGTCCGGCTTTTTCCTTTATAGAATCATTTGACTCAGTGGCCGCCGCGTTGTAGACGCTCGCCTTCAAACTTACACTCATGCTCAATGTCTGTTGTCCACCATTGGCATCTGTGTAAGGCACAGTCAACTGTATGCCTTGCATGTCAGAAGATTGTATTGCGTACTTGGCGTTGTCACTTGTTCTGTAGTATGTTCTAAATTGTCCAAGTGGCAAGTTAGAAAAGTTACCATCACCAAACACTAGATCAATCGCGTCATCGTTCCTTGTGATTACGTTGAAAATATTTCTTTCATCTTTTGCCAATGAATTGTAAATTGCGTTGTTGCCAGACAGAGAAGGGACCTTAGTCCAAGACTCTGCCAGTTGTCCAAACTGATCTAACTTGTATAACCATACGTCAGTGTTGTTTACGTTTGGCGTATCAAACTGTTTCACAAAGTTTGTGACCGCTGTCTCCACAGTAAATTCTGATTGCTGTAGTGTTCCCTGTTTGAATAAGAAGAAAAATCCTGTGTTGTTTGAACTGTCGCCTGAACCATCTGATCTGTAAGTGTAATTCAGTCCTGTTCCTGTAACAGGCGCGGCTTCATATATTGAGTCGGAATCTGTGATTGTGCTTGAAACAATTTCAAAAGTTCTTGTAACGCCGCCGATAGATTTGTTAAATGAAAAAATTGGAACGTCTAATTGGTTTGAACTTAGACCGTACACCTCTGTGGTGATCCCACCTATCTTGCCTGATTCTCTAGGCTTTCCAAATAGTTGTCCTGTCTGGTTTGCCGCATTCAATATTGCGATAAACTGTTCCCTGTAATTGGAATTGGCCGAGTCATTCCAAATGATATTTGCGTTAGCAAGATTTGTACCAGTGCTATCATTGACATCTTGAGTAGTTGTAATAGAATCTACCTTTAAGAGACCAGTCGCTGGTTGATTTCTTTTTGCGTTGTAATTTATAAGTCTTGCTAATCTTAATACTGAATTTCTTCTTTCCGCTGTTTCAAGGAAGTTCTCCCTTGCGTTTAGGTCCACCCTGAAAGAAAGAGCCTGTGCGATGTAGGCAATCAAGTCTATGAGTGCAACGTACTCCGAACTCTCGACGAAATCGTTGAAGTCATCTGGATAATTTTCTTGCAAATAGGCCACCATCGTCCTACGAAGCGTTTCAAAGTCATAACTCTTGAAATCTGCCTGTTGGAAAGCCTGGTAGATCTTTCTCCAATCTTCCGCTACTAATAATCTATTCTGTCTATCTGTTGTGGCCATACTGTTTGTAAGGGTATTTATATACTAAATTAAGTGCGTACTTTAAGATAGGCGCAACAACGAATTTTCATCGAAATTGAACCGTAACTTCTCTGTGATATTCAGGGGCACATACTTGATAGTTGCCTGGATTGCTATCCCCCTGTCTGCCTCTGACACAAGGATCTCTTCTGTGGCTATCCGTGGATCTGCGTTAAGATTTGCTGTGACGTCGTCGACTATGGCGTCTTTGAGTGCTTCTGTGAATGGTTCAAATATTGCATCGTATATTATTGTGCCAAACTCTGGATTCTCCACCCTTTCGCCTTTACGCACACTCAACCTGTTGATGAGATCTTGCTTGGCGACTTCGAAGTCATAAAGTTTGAAGTTCTTTTTGTCCGCTCGTGAACTGAAACCCTTGAAGGTTACTGAACCGTTACCCGGTGCGCCTGATCCTCCTCCACTTCCGTATGCCATTAGTTTAATCTCCTAAATTCAACATCTACTTTACTGTAATCAACAGCGTAATATCCATAGTCGGTCATGTGTCTTGCCCATGGGACTTCCTGTGCCATGACACCAATATACCTTCCTGGTATTTGATAGTATTTAAACGAATAAATGTTTATTCCCGATGGTGATTT